CCGGGATGGGCCTTAGAACTAAAACTAGGCCCATGAGTGCTTAATCTAGGAAAAATTTAGATTAAGCTCGGTATAAACCTTCCAGCTTATACCGAAGCCAGCCGGAAACGACTGGCGGTCGCCCAAGCCTTCCTCCCAATGCGGAGTCAGCTTGGACTTTAAACGGAAGAGCCTTCGATTAACTCGAGGTGTAACCCTTCCGAGCCTAAGAGTACCTGCTAAGGCAGCCATCATCAAGGCGTCTGGGTTTTCAAACCAGTCGCTAAGAGCAGGAGGCTGAGCCTGAACGTCTTTCATAGAGAAGCTCCGAACCTCGATCGTGAGGCAGCGGTATTTAACCGCACCTGTAAATCGGTCGAGACGTGACTTCGCTAAACAGAGAGGAACCTTTATCCCTGCATCATCGGACTCATGAAACGGAACTCTAAGAAACCGAGTACCGCGCATGAGCAAACCGACGAGCGTAGGAAGAGCTACTCCTTGCTTAGCACTCCAGACGTTTAATCTATTGATAGCAGAGTACCTGTCGCTTAACGTGATTAGAGATCTGATGTAGACTCCTCTCACGTTGTGATTCTGATAAAAATCAGAACCACACGACTCGCGGAAAAAGCCGTCGTTAAACGACTTATCTACGTTAACCTTGAAGCCACATAACATCAATAGTCGACACACGTGGTCATAAGCCTCGCGTAAGACTATGATGTCGTCGCCAAAAACGGCGAAGTTGCCCAAGGACTGTCTACTTGGACGCATGGGTCGAATCGACCTTGCGCGGTAGACACCGTAGACCAAGCTAACAAAAAAGAGTGTCTGCAATGGAAAGGTAAAAGCATTTCCCATAGAAGACACCATATGCAACTCAACCTTGCGCCCATCTGGAAGGATGGTAAAAGGAGTACGAGCCTCTTCGAGCATCCGAACAACAGATGCAGGAAAGAACTCGCGCACCAACGCAAGAGACATCGAGTCAGAAGCAGACGACAAGTCGATAGTACCAAACTTGCCATCTAATGACCCGCGCTGAGCTAGGATTCGGTTGTTGTCCGGCTGAAACGTAAGGTCGATACCACAGACCTCGCGCAACCGCCTTTCAATTACCGATCCTATACCCTTCTGGAAAAACATATTACAGAGGGGTTCAGTGCATATGGTTCTGCTTATTTCGCGCGTCTTAGGAACAAAACTAAGGCGACTCTCTCCAATCACCTGATATCCCCGAATCTCGGATCGCTTAGACTCAACGAGCGACCAAAGGGGTTCAGATCTGGTGAGGTACTTGAATTTCTCAAGTAGCGACTGACTTGAAGCAGTCATTACACTGGTTCCGATCTTTGAATAAAAATCATTAGACCGGGTTCCAATGTTACTGCCTGGACCAACACCAAAACTTCGGAATATCTCTGCGTACGATAGTATAGGGGCTTTAAAAGCCCCTCGACTAAAGTCCGGAAAGAAAAAGTCGTGGATGAAACCACGAGCTTCTCCGAAGGCTATAGCGTCGATTTCAGACTGTTGGTCGGGATCCCAGATAAACTGCGCACAAGACTGATTAACCTCGAGAAAGAGGTCAAGAGCTCGCTGATCGGCAGATGGAAGTATGTTATCCTGAAATTTCTTCAAGATACTATTCCATAAGCAGGTCATTGAGAAGTCACGTGAGCTTTGTCCAGGAAATGGTTTTACTGCACCACTCCAACCTTCAGCTAAAAGATCAGCCTGAAGAGCAACGGGGATTTCAACAGCGTAATCACGCATGGTGTTCTCCGTGGAACAACAGAAGGGAAGGTGACTTGGCCTATAGAGGAACGTTAATTAAAACGGACCCCAACAGGTTAGTAACCTCAGGAATCAGACGATCCCTGAAGTGACAGTGTCACCAATTCCAGCTGACTGCTGCGACAATGCCCCAATTGCGGCAGAGAGCGCAGCACGTACATTCGCAGCGTCGGCAGTATCCGCTCCAGCCGGAACGTCCATTTGGACGGTCACAAGCATGGTAGCGAACGGCTGTCCGGCAAGAGGGGTAACCCCCTTGCGAACGATGAGTTTGTACGTGTTCCTCGGAACGTCCTTAATGATGCCCGTCGTCGGATTCGGTTTCCCAAGAACACGGAAAACTTTAGGCCGAACGAAGGTCAACGAGAAAGGGCTTGAGACACTCTGCGCGGTTACACCAGCCTGCGTACCTCCGAGAGCAGAAACTGCAACCTGTTTGCCAGTGGCTTCAGGGGCAAGATCTGTAACGTGGGTATACGTAGGCGCAGTGAAACCCGTTTGCGCTGCACCGGTAATCGGTGACGTTAGTGCGAATGACATCTTGATCTCCTATAAGGTTCTGGCAGTTTTAACGATGCCAGTTCCTAGGGGATTGAGGGTGGATGCCCATGAAATTGGTTAAGAGTGCGGTTATATTGCACATCTGACCAATGTTCAAACCACTTTCGAACTGGATATATGGCAATGGAACGCCACTACCAGACGATCGTGTTATGGACTTCCGTTGGGTACTCCAAGGCACGGCCGGACCGCCACCTGTTATCGACCAAGAAGCTCCAAGCGATGTTCGCGTAGCTTCACTGTCGGGCAAGAGAACCCCGTTAAGGGTTACCAAGCTTCGAGCAGTTTTATTAACGAACGTCACAGTAGAGGACCTTGTGACAGCAGCTGACAGAACATCTCCAATATTGGAGAAGTAGTCGATCAAGAAGGACCAGGGGAGAAGCTCCCACGCAGTTGGAACAAATTCGCTTGGCGTAAAGCCAAAAAGAGCGGCATTGTCCCACTTGGTCGCTTCGGTCGAGACGATAATTCCACCTTTGTATCGGATGATCATGGACTCCTTAGCATCTACGAGGATGTATTTAAAATACACACCCCCGAGAGGATGCGTGAGCCCATCACCAAAACCGACAGAAGCAGCTTCTGTACGCCTATCCTTCGAATCTGTGTCACCAACGGAGATAATCCGATGGTTAGCAGGCGAGTTGGTAAGACGTTCATAAGCTTCAACGGCATTCTTTACATCATTAAGTAAAGGCTGCCAACCAAAGGAGTTCTCGAGCCAAAGCCCGCCAGCTACCTTTTGCAACTCTTGACGCCATAACCACTTTTGGTGGGATGACGCTGGTGGTCGGTTTCTCCCTTTCCATTTTGATAGGGAGAGGTAATACCGGTCCATTGAGTCGCGTAAGGCAGAAGCAGGCCTTTTGATCATGCGTAGAGTCTCTCTAAGCTCCCCGAGAAATGTAGGTCCAGAAAACTGGACTTGCAAAGTCCTGAGGCGTTTATAGAAACGCGCACGTGCACGATTATCTGCAACCGAGCCGCTTACAGTCGGTCCAAGTGTTGGAGATCCGAGGGATTTGAATATGCCGTTTGTACTAAGAACGACATCACCCCAGACTTCGCGCTTGGCCCAACTACCGTCAGAAGCCGAAAGGCTATACCTGACGTTGGCTGTTGCTGCCCAAACAGAGTCCCACCGCGCTGTTAAAGGCGTAGTGGCATTCCCGTGATTACGAATGATAACCGCCCACTTGGGAAGTCGTTGGCCTGTCCTCGTCCGATACGCAGTAGTCACACGAGAAAATTGTGACGTGGTATCGCCCGGGGCAGTGCCTCCACCACCTTGTGAGTTATGGTTAACACGAATAGACGGGTATGAGATTGACCTGTCGGCAGTAACACTCATTTAGCGACCTCGACCTCCAAAGGAGGTTCCACCGCATTCGCGGGTTTGCTAGCAGCATCTGCCGCTAGTATAGCCTTGACAGCGGAAGTAAGCTGAGTATCAGCATACACCTTGACGACGTGCGCACCGCCAACAAATGATGCAATGGCGGCGCACGCAACCAAGGCATATTGATACATCTTCAGCATACAACTCCTGTCTTGTGGACTGCAGAATGTGTAGTTTCGTACTACACGCCGTTGTGGAGAAGGATGATTAGTCCAACATATCTAAGTCCAATTGATTTTGGAGCAATGAAAAATCGCTCCGAGAATCAAGAGGGCTGCTGAGATCATCCCAGCAGACGGGAAGTAACTCCCACTTAGGTATGGTTGAATCAACAGGAACCAGACTAGGATGCGGTCTAATGCATCTTGGCTGGGGCATATGACGACTGTTTCTAGTGGCCACATGTTCTCCCTGTTGACCAGTTGATCCCCGTCAGAATCACTTCGTCGGGGGGTTGAAGGAATGGGTGCGCCAATAAACCGGCAAGACCCAACCAACGCAGACACCTG